CTGATATGGTTCAGCTTACGCACTTAAAGATGCAGCAAGTATTAGCTAAGATGATGCCAGACGGTGTTTATATGGATGCTGATGGTCTTGCTGAAATTGATTTAGGTAACGGAACAAACTACAACCCGCAAGAGGCGCTTAACATGTTCTTCCAAACGGGTTCTGTTATCGGTAGGTCATTTACACAAGAGGGTGATATGAATCCTGGTAAAGTGCCTATTCAGCCATTACAGACTGGCGCAGGCGGTCAGAAGCTACAAACATTGATTCAGACATATAACTATTACTTGCAGATGATTCGTGACGTTACGGGTCTTAATGAAGCACGCGATGGTTCATCGCCTGATTCAAGAGCATTAGTAGGTGTACAGAAATTAGCAGCAGCAAACTCAAACACAGCTACGCGTCATATCTTAGATGCAGGGTTGTTTTTGACAGCCGATACAGCAGAAGGGTTATCACTTAGAATATCTGATATATTAGAGTACAGCCCATCGCGTGAAGCGTTTATACAGAAGATTGGCGGTTTCAACGTAGCAACATTAAGCGAGCTAACTGAACTGCACCTGTATGACTTTGGTATTATGCTTGAGTTGTCACCAGACGACGAAGAAAAAGGCATGCTAGAGAATAACATTCAAACTGCATTATCTGCAGGATTGATTGACCTCGAAGATGCTATTGATATTCGTGAAGTTAAAAACCTTAAGTTAGCTAACCAACTGCTGAAGCTACGCCGCAAGAAGAAACTTGAGCGTGACCAGCAGATGCAGCAGGAGAACATACAAGCACAGGCACAAGCAAACGCACAGGCACAACAAGTTGCAGCACAAGCTGAAGTACAGAAAGACCAAGCGTTATTCCAAACGAAAGCACAGCTTGAGCAAATGAAAGCGCAGATCGACCAACAGAAGATGCAGGCTGAAGTTCAAATGAAGAAAGAACTTATGGCATTGGAATTCCAATACAACATGCAGCTTAAAGGATTAGAGGCTGAAAGTCAAAAATCTAAAGAAGCACAGAAGGAAGATCGCAAAGACGAAAGAACTAAAATACAAGCATCTCAACAAAGTGAGTTGATTGATCAAAGAAAAAATGATTCGCCACCTAAGAACTTCGAATCCTCTGGAAACGATATACTTGGCGGTGGGTTTGGCTTAGGTACCTTTGAACCTAGGTAATTATAGTAATAACAATTTTATAATATCTTATCATGAGTGAAGAAACTAACCCGATAGCATCCGTCGACGACGACGGTACTATCAAACTAGACTTACGACAAAATGCCGTTCAAGAGCAAAGCACAGATGAGGTTCCTGTACGCGACGAATCCGAAGTTAGCGAAGGAGTACCAGAGCAAAACGTCGAAGAACCAGTTGCAGAACCTGCCAGAGAAGAAGAGGTCCCCGTTCAAGATGAACAACCTGTTCAAGAAGAGCAAGTAGAGCAACAGCCTGTATTACAGGAGATTACAGAAGAAGAAGTTGAAGAAGCTGCAGTAGAACTCGAAGGAGAGGTTGAAGAAGCTATTGCGGAAGCAGCTGAGTCTGGTGTAGAGCTACCGGAAAACATTCAAAAAGTTGTAGACTTTATGAGTGAAACAGGCGGTTCGTTAGAAGACTACGTAAAGCTTAATACCGATTACGCATCGTTAAACGAAGACCAGTTGCTTCGCGAGTATTACGAAACAAAGTACAGTGCTTACGATAGAGAAGACATTGACTTTTTATTAGCTGATAAGTTTTCTTACGACGAAGAGCTCGATGACGAACGCGACATACGTTTAAAGAAATTAGAGCGTAAGCAAGCATTGTCAGAAGCTAAAACACATTTAGACGGATTAAAGTCTAAATACTACGATGAAATTAAGATGGGTTCAAAGTTGAATCCAGAACAGAAAAAAGCGGTTGAGTTTTTCAATCGTTATAATAAAGAGAGTGAGGAAGCTGCGAAAGTTGCTGAACGACAAACCAGCAGGTTTAAACAAGAAAGCGCGAAAGTGTTCAACGAAAAGTTTGAAGGTTTCGACTATTCAGTTGGAGACAAGAAGTACCGCTTCAAGGTTAACAACGCTGGCCAGGTTAAAGAAACTCAGGGTGACATTAACAACTTTATCAAGAAGTTCTTGAATGAAAAGGGGGAAATGAAAGACGCCAAGGGTTATCATAAATCGCTGTTCACAGCTATGAATGCTGATCAAGTTGCACAACACTTTTATGAGCAAGGCAAAGCCGATGCAGTAAAGGATAGTATGGCACGCACGAAGAACGTGAATATGAATCCGAGAGGGGTTCATGAAGAAGTCACGGCATCTAACGGGTGGAAAATACGCGCAGTTGACAGTGGGCAAAGCTCTTCTAAACTCAAGGTTAAGTTTAAGAAATAATAATCCATTTAAAATAAATAAAAATGGCTTTAGCAAACACTGGTGCTGCACTACAGCACTTAACTCCACGTCCTGTTAAAGGATTGTTCGGAGACAATTACTTGTCCGTGGCTGACATGGACTTTACACAACAGTTCCTCCCAGAGGTATACGAGAAAGAAGTTGAGCGTTACGGAAAGCGTACAGTCGGCGGATTCTTGCGTATGGTAGGTGCTGAAATGCCAATGGCTTCTGACCGTATCGTATGGTCTGAACAAGGTCGCTTGCACATTGCATATGACGGCGTTGATTCAAATGCTGCTGGTTCTACAATTACACTCGATGGGTTACCAACTAGTGCTACTTACAAAGGTCTTATCAATGTAGGTCAAACTTTGGTTATCTCTAACGGTACTGTTACAGCAAAAGCTCGTGTTGACGGATTGGGTACTTACACAAGTGGTGCTAACGATACGTCTACTCAGGTTGTAAACATTAAAGTATACGGAGAAACAAACGCTGTTCTTCCATCTGCACTTCGCAACAAGTCTGACGGTTCAATCAACATTTTCGTATTCGGTTCTGAGTATGCAAAAGGATCAGGTGATGTAGGTAACTCATTCGATGCTTCTTTCACAACTTTCGAGAACAAGCCTATCATCTTACGTGATAAGTACAATGTTAACGGTTCTGACGTTGCTCAGATCGGTTGGGTTGAAGTTACTACTGAAGCTGGAACTGGCGGTTACTTATGGTACTTAAAGTCTGAGCACGAAGCTCGTCTACGTTTCGAAGACTACCTAGAAATGTCTATGGTTGAAACTGAAAAAGCAGGTGATGCTGTTATCGGTACAGGCATGACTGGTTCTGAAGGTATGTTCGAAGCTATTGAAAACCGTGGTTTAGTTTACAACGCTACCGACTTCGGTGGTGCAAACGGACTCGATCAATTCGACGAAATTCTAGCTGAGCTTGATAAGCAAGGTGCTATTGAAGAGAACATGATGTTCTTGGATCGTGCAACTTCTTTGAGCATTGATAACATGCTAGCTGCGCAAAATTCTTACGGAGCAGGCGGTACTTCTTACGGAGTATTTGACAACTCTGAAGATATGGCGTTGAACTTAGGGTTCTCTGGATTCCGTCGCGGTTCTTACGACTTCTACAAGACTGACTGGAAATACTTAAACGACTCGACTACTCGCGGTGCAATCGGCGATATCGAAGGTGTTATGGTTCCTGCTGGTACTTCTACTGTATACGATGAGCAATTAGGATCGAACATTTCTCGTCCGTTCTTGCACATCCGTTACCGTGCTAACGAAGCAGAAGATCGTCGCATGAAGTCTTGGATCACTGGTTCAGTTGGTGGTAACTACACTAGCGCTAACGATGAGATGAACGTACACTTCTTGTCTGAGCGTGCACTTTGTGTACAAGCTGCTAACAACTTCGTATTGTTGAAGTAAGCTTATAATATTGTCCTCGGCTTCGGCCGGGGGCATTATTCTTTTATCTATTTAATCTTATTATATTATGGCAACAGCTAAAAAACCCGCAGCTAAGAAAGCTCCGGTTAAAAAAGAAACTACAGTAGAGGCACCTAAAGCATCATTCGAAAATATAGAAGTTGCTCCTCCACTGCCAAAGAAACCTTCTTGGGAATACAAAGACCGCTTGTATGAATTAACAGGTCGTAAGAAGCCTTTAGTATTTACATTACCAGCGGTACACTCTGCTAAAAAACCTTTACTTTGGTTTGACGAAGAAAAAGGTTACCAGCGTGAAATTAGATACGCTACTAACCAGCGTTCTTGTTTTGTAGACGAACAAGAAGGGCCTGCTACTCTAGGCCGCATTGCGTTTAGAGACGGCACACTAATGGTTCCAAAGGAAAACGTTGTATTGCAAAAGCTTTTATCTTTGTACCACCCGTTTACTGAAAAAGGTGTTATTGAAGAATACAAGCCAGAAGCAGTCGCTGAAAACGAAGTTGGCTGGATTGAATTAGAACTTGACGCTATGAATGCTGCTAAAGCAATGGACGTTGATGAAGCTGAAGCAATCTTGCGTGTAGAATTCGGTTCTAAGGTATCTGAGATGAGTTCTAAGGAGCTTAAACGTGATCTCCTTGTATTTGCACGTCGCAACCCACAATTGTTCATAGAACTAGCTAATGACGAAAACGTACACTTACGTAATATCGGTATTAAAG